ACATTGGAAGTAAAAAGACGTCGTAAAACTATCGAGTAAAGGGTGAGTTATGGCAATTTATACCGCCAACGATCAAATTAATGGGGCGCTACGTCTATTAGGAGTATTGGCTGAAGGTGAATCGCCGTCTGCCGCCACATCGCAAGATGCTTTAGCTGCTTTAAATCAAATGATTGATTCATGGAATACTGAGCGTCTATCAGTATTTTCTACGCAAGACCAAGTATTCAATTGGCCACCTAATGTACTCAGTAGAACACTAGGCCCTACAGGTGACTTTGTAGGTAATCGACCTGTTCTATTAGACGATGCTACGTATTTTATTGATCCTGCCAATGGTATCTCGTTTGGTATCAAGATGATTAATCAACAACAATACGACGGTATTGCGGTTAAGACAGTCACTAGCACATACCCGCAAGTTATATTTACCAATATGACGTACCCTAACATTGAGATGTTTATATACCCTAAACCCACTAAAGTGTTGCAATGGCATTTTATTTCGGTTCAGGAGTTAACCCAACCAGCTACGCTTGCAACTAATATATTGTTTCCGCCAGGCTATTTAAGAGCCTTTAGGTACAACTTAGCGTGTGAGTTTGCGGCTGAGTTTGGCGTTGAGCCAAGCCCACAAGTATCACGGATTGCGATGGCATCTAAGCGCAATTTAAAACGTATTAACAACCCAGATGATATTATGTCATTACCGTACAGTATTGTTGGCACGCGCCAACGATACAATATCTTTGCAGGAAATTATTAAGGATAAATCATGGCTACGATTGCTATTTCAGCTTTACCCGTTGCAACAACTCAAGCTGGCGCCGATGTGTTGCCGATTGTGCAAGCATCTACTAGCACAACTAAACAACTGTCTATTACCTCTTTATTTACAAGCCCTACGCTTGTAACGCCTGTGCTTGGTACGGTAACATCAGGCAATATTTCTGCATGTACATCAACAAGTATGGTAATGGTTACGCCTGTAATTGGCGCAGCTACAGGCACAAGTCTAGCAGCAACTGGCGCAATTACTTCTTCTGGCACAGCAGGTGTTGGGTACGCAACTGGAGCTGGCGGCGCAGTTACTCAGATAACTAGCCGAACTACAGGAGTAACACTTAACAAAACAACGGGCGCAATTACGCTATATAGCGCGGCAGGATCTGCTACTGCAGCCACTTTTACTGTAACAAATAGCACCGTTGCTGCAACCGATGTAATTATTCTTAATCAGAAATCAGGCACAGACTTATACGATTTAATGGTGACTGCCGTTGCTACAGGTAGTTTTAACCTTACATTTAGAACTACTGGCGGTTCGACTACAGAGACGCCAGTATTTAGTTTTGCAGTAATCAAGGGTGTAGTTGCATAAACAATGAAAACCCCGATTTTAGGTCAATCGTATGTTGCACGTAGCGTTAATGCGGCAAATGCCCGTATGGTTAACCTATTCCCTGAAGTTGTAACTGAAGGAGAAGAAACAGGGTTTTTACAACGCGCGCCTGGGTTAAAGTTTTTACAGACTATTGGTACTGGCCCTATTCGAGCATTGTGGGCGCACCAAACAAATGGTTCAGACTTTTATGTAGTATCTGGGCAAGAATTTTATAAGTTAACAGGTGTAGCAAGCACACCTATACTTTTAGGTACAATAAGTGGTTCAGGCCCAGTATCTATTGCCGATAATGGCACGCAGATATTCTTAGCGTGTAACCCCGACGGTTTTATCTACAACGAAGTAACAGGCGTGTTTGCTAAGATTACAGATCCTGATTTTGCAGGTGCAGTAACCGTATCGTACTTAGATGGCTATTTTGTGTTTAATGAACCAAATAGTCAAAAGATATGGGTTTCCCAATTATTAGACGGAACATCGGTTGATCCACTAGACTTTGCTAGCGCTGAAGGCTCACCAGACGGCGTTGTTGCTCTTATATCGGATCATCGTGAGTTATGGGTGTTTGGTACGGACTCTGTAGAAGTTTGGTATGACTCAGGCGCTGCCGACTTCCCTTTAACTCGTATTCAAGGTGCTTTTAATGAAATTGGTTGCGTTGCAGCATTTTCAATTGCTAAGTTAGATAACGGTTTATTTTGGTTAGGCACAGACGCCCGTGGTCAAGGTATTGTCTATCGTGCTAACGGTTACACAGGCGTTCGGGTTTCTACTCATGCAATTGAGTGGCAAATACAACAGTACGGCAATATATCCGATGCGGTGGCTTACACATACCAGCAAGACGGTCATGCGTTCTATGTAATCAGCTTTCCGACAGGTAATGCCACATGGGTTTATGATGTGTCTACACAAGCATGGCATGAACGCGCAGGTTTTATTGACGGCAACTTTACAAGACACCGTAGTAATAACCAATGTAATTTTGGCGGCACAATTATTGTTGGCGATTACGCAAACGGCAATATTTATCAACTTGACCTAGATACTTACGCAGACAACAACCAACCTCAAAAATGGTTACGTTCATGGCGCGCGTTAATGCCAGGGCAAAATAACTTTAAACGTACAGCTCAACATACATTGCAACTTAACGCCGAAACAGGCGTTGGGTTAAATTTATACCCCGCGTATGATTCTGAAGATATAGCAACAGAAGATGGCAAAGAGATTATTGCTCAATATGTACAAACTATTTTAGCTACGCAAGCGGGGTTAGAATTAACTACTGAGTCTAATGATGGGTTTGAACTTATAGGTACTAACACAAGCCTTAATGACATTGACGGTTATATTTTAGCTACTGTTGGCTATCCAGCCGCGCCTGGTTACAATCCTCAAGCTATGTTACGTTGGTCAGATGATGGCGGTCACACATGGTCAAATGAGCATTGGTCGTCAATGGGCAAGATTGGTCAGTATGGCTTTCGTACTTTTTGGCGTCGGCTAGGCATGACTGTTAAGTTGCGTGATCGTGTCTATGAAGTGTCAGGCACCGATGCGGTAAAGATAGCCATTACTAACGCTGAAATATTGCTGTCACCAACTAATGCCTGATCCAATTAACATTACGCAGATACCTGCGCCTAGAGTTGAGTTAATAGATCCACGTACAGGTTTAATGTCACGGGAATGGTTTAGGTTCTTTAATAACATCTATACGATTGTAGGCGCTAATTTAGGTATTGTTCAAATACCCAATGGCGGTACAGGGCTAAGTAGTTACCCTACTAATGGTCAATTATTAATTGGTAGTACGGCAGGACAAAAATATGTTTTAAATACTTTGACGGCTGGCACAGGTATAACCATTACCAACGGCGCGGGTAGTATAACTATTACGGGTACAGGCGGTACGGTTACTAGCGTGTCTGTCGTATCGGCTAATGGCTTTGCTGGCACGGTAGCTAATAGCACTACTACACCCGCTATTACGCTAACTACGACCATTACAGGTATTCTTAAAGGCAACGGTACAGCTATTAGCGCAGCCGTAAGCGGTACAGATTACGCACCCGCTACAAGCGGCGCGTCTATTTTGTACGGCAACGGCGCAGGTGGGTTTAGTAATGTCACCGTAGGCACAGGGTTAACCTTTGCAACTGGCACGTTAAGCACAAGTGGCACCGTAACAACAAATGCGCCAGTTACTAAAACGGCTGATTTTAGTGTAGCATCTACAGATACATGGTTAATAAACAATAAGACAGGCTCTACTTGCACGGTTACGCTACCGTCGCCATCGGCTAACACAGGGCGGGTTTTATATTTTATTAACTATCAGAATCAATTGTTAGTGTCAGCGTCTAGTAATGTTGTATCAAGGGCAGGCGGAGCTGCGGGTACAGCCATACTAGATAACGTAGCAGGTAATTGGGCAACCATTGTGTCAGATGGCACAAGCTGGGTAACAACGCAAGCAGCAACATATAACAACTTATTGCTAGAATAATATGCAAATTGAGATGAACGTCACTTACGGACAAGGGTTTTTACTTAGCGCGCCTTTTGACTTACGGAATAAGGTAGAGGCATTGCAAGTTGAGTTATGTAAGTTGCCTCAGTATGAACCTGAAACAAAACATACTTTCCATGCAGGGATGTATTGTCGTGAAGTATGGCGTCAAGCAGGGGTGTTAGTTGTAGGAAAAGTTCATAAAAAAGAACATTTTTATCTAATCGTATCTGGTACAGTAGCCATAACAACAGATGATGGAGTACAATTAATCACAGGCCCTCAATTGCTATGTAGTACGCCTGGCACAAAACGAGCTGTTTATGCCGAAACGGATGCTTTATGTATGACCTTTCATGTTGTAGATGCTAAAACTGTTGAAGATGCCGAAATTGAATTAGTTGAATCCGATCCGAATGATATGTACGCTGTCGGAAATGTAGTTAAAGACAAACAAGTAGGGGTGACATTATGACTTTTTGGGTAGCGGGATCAATAGCGGGGAGCGCCTTAATTGGTAACCTAGCGTCTAGTAGCGCTTCTAGAGCGCAATCACAAGCAGCAGGCGAAGCTACGCAAGCGCAAAGAGATGTGTCTAGGCAACAGATGGAAATTCAACGTGATATTGCTGAAAAGCAAATGGCGTTGCAACGTGAACAATATAACAAACAAATTGAATTAGGCGAACCATTTAGGCAAGCGGGTATTACTGGTCAAAATATGTTGTTAGCGCAGTTGCAAGGTGGCCCATACGCATCAGCCAAGTTTGGCGGTGTAGCAGGTTATGATCCAGCATCTGCCATGAGGAACTTTGGCGCAAGTGATTTCCAAGCTGATCCAGGCTATGCGTTTCGTTTATCTGAAGGTATGAAAGCTCTTGACCGTACAGCAGCGGCAAGAGGTGGACTATTGTCAGGCGCTACTCTTAAAGGAGCGCAACAATACGGGCAAGGTTTAGCATCACAAGAATATCAAAACGCTTTTAATCGTTATCAAGCTAATCGCGCGCAACAAGCGCAAGAATACGGTAACGCTTTTAATCGTTTCCAAACTGAAAGAACTAACACGCTCGCACCGTTGCAAAGTTTAGCAGGTGTTGGACAATCAGCTACTCAACAAGCCCAACAAGCAGCGCAAAATTATGCTACAGGTGGGGCAGGAACTTTAGGTACTTTAGGTGCAGGACAAACAGGCGCATTAGGTGCATACGGAGCCGCCGCCGGCAGTAACATTATTGGTGCGGGTAATGCAAGAGCCTCTGGTTATGTTGGTGGAGCTAACACAATAAGTAGCGGTTTAGGTCAAGGATTAAACTTTTACCAAAATCAGAACTTAATAAATAGTTTACAAGCTAATAGATTAGGTAGTCAATTTGGTGGAAACTATCTTTCTGGGCCATCAGTAACAGGTGATTTTGCACCTGTTAGTTATGGCGGAAGCGCAATAGGATAAGGACTAATTATGGCAACTATTGATCCAAGTATTGCAATGGGGTATAGACCCATTCAAATTGAAAATCCAATAAATCAGTTGGCAGCATATTCGCAAATTCAAGGCGCGCAACAAGGTCAACAACTTAATGCGTTGAAAATGCAAGAGTATCAACGTGGGTTAGAAGAAGAAAATAAATTACGTACTTTACTTAGTGGTGGGGGGGATATTAATTCGCCTGACGTAATACGTCAAATGTATGGAATTTCGCCAACTAAAGGATTAGAGTTTCAACAAAAACAAGCCGTTATAAAAAAATCAGGTTTAGAAGCTACTAAACTTGAATCAGAAATTGTAGATAATAAGTTAAAACAATCTCGTCAATTTTTAGATACAATTGACCCCGCTGATCCTAGCGCGCCGGCTAAATATTTAGCTTGGCATGAAGCTAATCATAAAGATCCTGTTTTAGGGCCAATGTTAGCCGCTAGAGGTGTTACTGCTGATCAATCAAGAGCAAATATTAATAGCGCAATTAATCAAGGCCCACAAGCCTTTGCGGCGTTGCTTAATCAATCAAAGTTAGGTGTTGAAAAGTTTGCTGAATTAAATAAACCCGTTATTCAAAATGTAACCCGCGGCGGCATATCAGAACAAATTCAAACACCAGGTATGGGCGGCGCGCCATTAGTTACAAGAACTGCTCAAGTAACGGCAACGCCTGGTGAATTATTAACCAATGCACGTGAACAACAACGTATAAATCTTGGCGAGCGTCGAGATATTGTTGCTAATACAACTACAGACGCGGCGGGTAATGTTACTCAATTTAACAAATTTGGTGAGGTTGTTGGTAAAGTTAACGCAGCGGGTAAACCTAGCGCTACGTTTGAAAAAGCAGCTAATGTCAAAGCAGAGTTACAGAAAAATCTTGGCACAACAATTACAGAACTTAAAGACGCTATTAAACCTGGTGGGCTTCTTGAAAAATCAACCGCTAGCGGCGCAGGTAAAGTTTTAGATGCTGCGGGTAATTTTGTTGGCTACGCTACTGAAGGATCTATTGCCGCTGCATCCCTAGCGCCAATTGCTGATATGGCACTTAAAATGGTACCGCGCTTTGAAGGCCCTCAATCTGACAAAGATACTGCATCATATAAACAAGCGGCGGGTGAATTGGCTAATCCATCAATACCCGTTGCGACACGAAAAGCAGCCGCAAAAACTATTATACGGATAATGGAAAATCGTAAAAATCAATTTACTACCGAAGGTATGATAAACGAAGGTATTAGTAGCGGTGGCCCAGCATTACCACCTGGCTTTACTGTTGATAAATAACAAAGGTTGATATGGCACTTCAAACTGCAACCAATCCACAAACAGGTGAGCGCGTCGCTTTAATCGGCGACCAATGGCAACCTATTAAGGAATCCGCAACCAATAAAGAAGGCGTTAAAGCCTTTTTAATTGGTGATAAATGGTTAACTGATCAGCCGGCGCCAGTTGAAGAAACACGCGCTAACGTAGGCGCTGAAGTACCGGCATGGGCTAAAGAATATCCTAAGTTGTACTCAGCAGCCGTTAAAGCACGTCAGGTTGCAGGCCCTAGCGTAGAAATGCTAGGTGGTATGGTTGGCGGCGCTGTTGGTGCAGGCGCAGGCACTTTAGCAAGCCCTACACTTGTAATCAATCCTATTACTGGCGGTGTTGCTGGTTCAGCATTAGGGTACGGCATTGCTAAAGAAGGTTTGCAAGCTGCCGATGTAGCGTTAGGACTTAGACCCCCACAAACAGTTTTACAAAGAGTACCTGCTGCTGCGGCTAACGTCGCTGAAGGTGCTACATACGATATAGCAGGCAGAACAATTATTGGCCCTGCAATCAATAAATTAATGAGTTTAGGTGCTACAGGCTTCGGTAAAATAGCAGATATTAATGAATTACCTAAACAATTGGCTGCACGCGTAGCCCGTGAATCGTTTGAAACACCAACTAACGTACAGGCAGGCCGTAATGCGTTGCAACAATCTGTACAAGCAGGGCAAAATTTAACAGCTCAACAAGCATTAGCGCAAGGCGGCGTAGTTGCGCCTGGTACCCAAGCGGTATTAGAAAAAGTACAAGCTAAAGTTGCACCGTCAGTTCAAGCGACTAAATTGCTTAAAGATGAATTAGCGCGCAAATCAACTATTATAGGTATTACACCTGATATGGACGCTGCGGTTACTGCAAGACGCGCGGCATCTAAACCTTTATATGAGATAGCGGACGCGGCCGTTGTTCCTATTGATAAAGATTTATCAAGTATTATAAGTCGGATGCCAAAAGGTACTTTGGAGGCTGCGGCTGAAATTGCTAAAATGGAAAATCGCCCGTTTATTATGGGTAAAGCAGGCGCAGGCACGCCAATTTCTACCGGCGATGTAGATATGTTTGGTAAACCAATTATGATTACCCCAGGGGCTAAAGCAGGTAATGTGACTGGCGAAACCATGCACTATATTAAACGTGCATTGGGCGACGTAGCGTATGGCCCAACAGCTACAACAGGAATTGGTCAAGACGCGCAACGTGCAGCTCGTACATTACTAGACGATTACGTTAAAGTTTTTGAAACTAAAGTGCCTGAGTATGGTCAAGCCCGTCAAATCTTTTCGGATATGTCAGCACCTGTTAATCAAGCGCAAGTGCTTAGAGAAATGGCATCTGTATTGGAAAAGCCAGGTGGGGGCGAACGTATTGTGCCATTCTTAAATACTTTAGGGCGTGGCGAAGAAGCTATGCTTAAACGTGCCGGTGGTCGTGGCGGCCCACGCTTTGAAGCGCTTGATGAAGTGCTAACGCCTGACCAATTAAAAACTGTGTTTAATGTTGCAAAACAATTAGAAACTGAAGCGGCTGTTGGACTACAGATTTCACAAGGCCAACAAAACGCAACGGATTTGTTAAAGAAACATCTTGCTAGTTTTCGGCTACCCAATGTATTTAACATAGTTGCAACAACCGCCAATAAATTTTTAGATACTATTGGCGTTAAAGTTGGTCAAAAAACACTTGTTGAGTTAACTAAAGCAGGCGAAACAGCTAAATCATTTGATGATTTATTGGCTACATTACCGGCGCAAGAACGCAATAAAGTATTAAAAGCAATAGGTGATCCTAATACTTGGAAAAATATTGTAGAAAAAACTGTACCCAAACAATTTCAATTTGATAGTGGTAAAGCGTTAATGGGTATTGAGGGCATTGTAAATACACCAAAAGCTACTGTAACGCTAGGCGAGCCAAGTATAGTCAATTCGTTAGCACCTGAGCAACAAAACCAAAACGCACTTGCAAGGTAATTATGGAAGCCGAGAACAATACACGAATTAGCGTGCATGAGGCAGTATGCGCGGAACGATATAAGCGCATCGAGGAATCATTTGAGCGTGGCGCTAAACGTATGCAACGCATCGAATATATGTTGTACGCGTTAATGGTCGTTACGTTTTTTGGTAAAGACACTTTTATGGAGTTATTACAAGCTGTAGTAATTAAATAATGGATACCGTAGATATCCTAGCAAAGATATGGCCTCTGTTAGTAGGGTTTGTAACGCTTGTTATTGTGCTTGCCAAAATGGATAATAAAGTGTCCGTCCTTGAAGAAAAAGTAAAGACGCTGTTTGAATTATGGAACAAAAAATGATTCAAGACATCCTAAAGGCGGTACTGCCAATTATAGTAGCGTGTTTAGCATGGCTACTTGGGCAAGTGGCGGACTTTTCTACACGTCTAACTAAAATTGAAGGGCAAATGCCTGCTTTGATTACTAAAGAAAATGTACCTACAGATAGTCCGATTAGTGCCGAGCGGAGACACGTTATGAAAGAAGAAATATATAAAGATATTCATCAATTACAAGTTAAAGTGCAGTTGCTTGAAGAACGAGAGAAGAGGAAATAATGTTAGGACTTGATGCAATACTAAACATAGGTGGTAAGTTAATTGATAAGCTAATCCCCGACCCAGAGGCTAAAGCCAAAGCACAGTTGGAATTAGCAACGCTAGCCCAAAATGGCGAGCTGGCGCAGATGGCAAACGATACCAAATTGTATGAGATAGAACAAACTAACATTAGTGACCGATGGAAGTCTGACATGGGTTCGGATTCGTGGTTATCTAAGAATATTAGACCGATGGCGTTAATTGCTATTTTTGTAGCTTATTTTGTGTTTACTATGATGTCAGCCTTTGGTCATAGCCCACAAGAAGGTTTCGTTAATCTCTTAGGTCAATGGGGCCAGATTTGCTTCCTCGCATATTTCGGGGGCAGAACGGTGGAGAAGCTCGCAGACATGAGGGCTAAGAAATGATTAGTAATTGGGATAAGTCGTTTGATATGGTCATTGCCCATGAGGGCGGTTTTACAAATGATGAGCGTGATCCTGGCAATAAGTTACCAGACGGGCGCAAAGGTTCTACTATGCTCGGTTGTACTCAAGCCAATTGGGAGAAGTATATAGGACATGAAGTAACTCAAGATGATATGAAAGCGCTAAAGAAAGAAGATGTTAAACCGTTATACAAAAGAGATTATTGGGATGCCGTTCGAG